GAAAAAAGACTGTTTATGGTTCTAAATATTATGATGCAAATGAAAAAATAAATGATTTGGGAATAAAAATTGCTAATATGTCTGGGTGGGAGTTTGAAACCATTTTAGATTCGTTAATTTTTTCTTCAAAAATGATAGGTCGTAACGATGTCGCTAAAGTTTTAGAAAAATTAAACACTGATGACGATAAACAAGACGCAACAAAAAACAAATGGGAATACACCGACAAGGATGAAATCGAATATGTAGTTGTTAAAGACAAAAGCGGAAAAGAACTCAAGTTTGATGGTAAAAATGTTTTAAGTGGTGTTCATGACCTTTTAGAAAAAGGCGGTAAACTCACAGAAATCGGTAAATACTATTCAAAAAATGATGTCGTTTCGGTTGTCGTTAATGGCAAAAATATCTTGGATAAAAACACCGTTTCTGGAGTTTGGATTAAGAAAGATGCTAAACCCATGGCTGAAGATGTCGCTGACATGAAAATTGGGAAAACCACTTTGAAAAAAGGATTTAACGGATGGGTAGCAAAAACCATGGTTGACAACTTTAAAGGTTTTGACTGGGACATCACCACAATTAAGAATTCTCGTGGTGATTTGACTACCACTGCTCAAGGTGGAAAATCGGAAGATAAAGGTGGATACAAAATGTTTACTTTTATGGTATTCCAAGACCCTGCTATTCGATTGAAATCTTCTCGTCCTGCTCGTGTAACAGACAAAGTAGTTTCTGCTCAACACGAAGAAGCAATGAAAGATTTCAAAGAAAGAAAAGAAGAAATTGCTGAAATGGTTGACGAGATACAAGCCAAGAAAAAAAGTAATGATGGAGCAAAGATAACCTTCAATAAATTGGCTGATGGGGGATATGTTGTCAGCAAAGCAGATGAAGATGGATATGTTTACATTTTGGATGCGGATGGCAAAAAGGTTTCCGATAGTAAAATACCAAGTGATATTGGTTGGGGCAACGTGAAAAATAAATTCGTTGTTAAAAAAGCAAAATATGATACCGAATTAGGCAAAAACGATGCAAATCAAATTGTTGAGCGTATGAATAGCAAATACGCCAAAGGTGGTGCTATTGGATTCGATGCTCTTGCTAAAAAGGTTGCCAAAAACTACGAAGGCGATAAAGTGAAAAAAGAGTTTCAAGATGAGTATGGTAAAACCTACGATAAGCAAGAAGCAGAAGAGGTAGGAAAAAAGGTCGCTGGTAAAGTGTATCGTCAACAACAAGCCAAAGGCAAAATGGCAAAAGGCGGTAAAACCAACAATCGCAGTGAAAACAAAATGACCCAAATTTCAAGAAAAGCCAGTGAGATTCGTAAGGCAGACGAATCATGGAGAGATGCTTTTAATAGAGCAAAAGCAATGATTGGCTAAAAAAAATAAGTAAATTGCAAACTCAAAAATAGACAACATGAAAAAAATTCAAGATGTATTGGACGAAGTGGATTTGGATGTCAGTGAACTTCCAGAACCCACACAAAGAAGGATTCAAACCTACGCTTCTTTAGAAAAGCAGTTAATCGCTGCCAAATTGGAATTAGAAGCGTTGGATGAGCCTGATGCTGAAAAGCAACAAACCTATGAAGACGCTATCACGTACTTCAATGACTATGAAGCGGATGTTATCGAAAGCATTCAATCTTATGCAGTTCGTTTAAACAACGAATTGCAAGCGAAAGCCATGAAAGAAAGACGTGAGAGAGAACAAAAGGAAAAAGAAAACGAGAAGCGAATTCAAGCAAGAAAAGAAGCAGAGCAAAGAGAAAATGAAGCCAAGGCAAAAGCCAGAAAAGAACAAGAAATGAAAGTGCAAAAGGCTAAAGAAGATTTGGAAAAAGCAAATGCTAAAGCCCAAGAAGAAGCCTTGAAAGAAAAGGAAGAAGCCGAAGAAAGGGCGAGATTGGAAGAAGAAGCCAGAAAACCTAAAAAGAAATCTGGTGGCTTGGGCTGGTTGCTTGCTGGACTCGGCATTGTGGCAGCAGTCGTGACTCTCGGAGCAACAAAAGACAAGTAAACTATGAAGGTGCAACAACAAGAATTTTTGATAGACCCACAACCAGTGAGATTATTGGATGTTTTTGTTATTGCACCTTTTTTATTTTACACTGCTTACAAGTTTGATTTACCGAAGCCCATAAAAATGGGTCTTTATGTTTTGTCTGTGTCTACATTGGTGTACAATGGGTACAATTATTTGAAGAACTCATGAGTTACAAAATAACCCCATACACACTTGCTCAGGCAAAGAAACTTGGAGTAGTTGTTAAGCCATCAAAGGTTAACGGCAAGAAATTAGATGTTTTTAAAAATGTAAAAGGCGAAGTAGTAAAGGTAGCAACGGTTGGTGCTTTAGGGTACAACGACTACCCAACATTTTTGCAATTAGAACGTCAGGGCAAATTCCCAGCAGGAACTGCGGAAAGACGGAGAAAAGCATATAAAATTAGACATCAAAAAGATAGAACCATCCGTAATAGTAATGGATGGTATGCTGATAAACTTTTATGGTAAAAAATTATGAATATAACAAGAGAACAAATTGAAAAAGCAGTCAAAGGAAAAGGCTTTGCTTACTTTGAAAATGGTGACTACAATGTAAACATTGTAGGTGTAAGAAATGGGTCAACTGGTAAAAGAGTAACGAACCAATTTGATGATTGGATGACGGCTTCTTACAAAGTCAATGGTGAATGGAAATTTGCTATTTGGCCTTGCACAGTAGACAATGGTGATGGCAGTGCCAGATTGGTAGAAGGTCAGTATAGAGGTAGTTTTACAATCGGTAAACATCAGGGCAAATATGATGCGTTGAAACAATGTAAACCTCTAAAAGTGTATCGTGATTGGAATTTGAAAGATGGCACTTATGATGAGAGCAAGATTTACAACGATGTCGCTGGTTTGAACATTCACAAAGCAGGAGCAGATAGCGTAAACGTAAACAACTGGTCAGAAGGGTGTCAAGTATTCAAAAGGGAAAAAGAGTTTTTGGCTTTTATGGAAATCATTTTCAAAGCAGAAAAAATTCATGGTAAATTTTTCACCTACACTTTGATAAACTCTAACGATTTTGTGAAAACAAATAATTTAGATTAATATGGCGACCGTCAAGAAACCAACTGCACTCCCAGTTTCGTTTGAACAATTCAAAAAGAATCCAGTCGCAGCGGTAGCGTTTTGTATGCTCGCAGCGGTTAGTTACTTGTATTTGGATTTAAAGTCTGGCTATAAAGACCAGATACAAAATTTGAATATTAAATTAGAAAATTACGATGTTAAACTGGACAAAATGAACTACGCTCTTAAAAGGAGTGATTCTACACTTGCGTCAGCAATAACCGAATTGAGAATTATAACAACGGTAAAAAAATTATGAAAAAACAACTTATCATTTTAATTATAGGATTTATCATTTTGGATAATTCCATACCCCTACAAGCGATTCAACAACCTGCGGTAGACGAAGTAGAAATGATGCTAAAAAAGATTGAGGGCAATTTGAAAATGGCTTCTCAAGTAACGTCAGTCGCAAAATCTGCTGGTGACAAATTGGTATCAAATAAAGTACAAGAAAAAGCAGAATTGAAACAAGCGGTATCTGATGCACAAGCACAAGTTTCGGAATTAAAAAAACAAAATGAAACTTTTGCTACTCGCATGGTCGAAGCAGGAATTGATACTTCAGGGAATGTTGAAGACGTTAACTATTCAGGCCCAGTTTGGGATGATTATCAAGTATATTTGAAAAACGGAGGAACATCCGATTTTGAATATTTTAGACTTTATAGAAAATAAAATTATGAACTTAGACTCACTTTCCAGAAATAGTCGCTCAGTAGTAGCGTTTTTTATCATCTTTTGTGGATTTGGTATTTTATTCTCAATCATTTTTTGGGATTTTCCATCTGACCAAAAAGATATTTATTACTCCATCGCTGGTGTAGTTGGAACTTTGCTTTCCTTAGTGGTTTCTTATTATTTTGGTGCAAGTAAAACTGAATCGAATTATGAATCAAATACTTCAAATACTGATAAAGAGAATACAGAATCTTTGTAATCCAACGAATATCAAAAAATTGATTAATTTTGTCATTAATAAGAAATAACCATGAATAACAAAATGAATTTCGGAACTGCCATAGTTGGTTTAGCAATTACTTTGGGAACTATTTATGTAGTTGCATACGTTGCTGGTAAAGGCTGGGGCAAAGGAGCAAAATAATGAAGAAGGTATTTGAGGAAATCGGGAAAGCCTCAAAAGGGGAATATGGTGCTGGTGTTTTGTACGCTGGTGCGGTAGGACTCATACTTTCTGACATCATTCCCACTCCTGCTGATGCTATTTACTTTTATACGGAAAAGAAACTTCGTGAAAAGTGGAAGAATGGAGAAATCACACCAGAAAAATATTGGAAGAAAACTGCCATGGCTTATTACTTGTACAATCCCATCTGGTGGATTTTGGTATTAGCGGTAGTTTATAATGTTGAAGGGGATTTGAACAAAAAAGCAAAAGTAGGATTAGCATTGGCAGGTGCTGGTGCGGTGATTGGAATAATTTATCGAAACTATTCGCAAGACATTAAGCAAATTAGAGAAGAAGTTTTGGCAACACAAGAGCCAGAACCAGAGTTTGCTGGAAAAGAAAAACCAAATCTTAAAGACCACATGAAGTCAGGTCAGTATCGACAAGTGATGAGAAGGGGTCAACAAATAAAATTCGTATAACATGGAAAATACACAAAACGCAGGAGGGTCTGCGACACCTGATTTATCGGCATCTGTTAATGCTACAAAATTGGCAAACCCAGCATCTGTTGTAACACCAACACCTTCAGCAGGTGAAATGAATGAGGGTGGTGATGTTGCTCCTGAAACCACCAACGATGGAAGTCATGATTGGGGTCAATGGATAGCAATCGGTATCATCTCTCTAACAATCGTTTCATTGGTGATGCAAATTGTGGTGAACAGAAGAAGTTTGGTGAGGTTAAATCAAGAAGATAGGGACTTGAGAGAAAGGGTTAATAAACTTGAATTGAAGTTCGATAACTTTGAGAATACACAACCAATCAGACGTGCCGCCTAATTGTAATTTAAGCAAAAATGAATAATTGGCTTGATAATGTAACTTATGGAAATCCAGTAGATAAACTTCTGCCTTTTATGAGAGCAGGGGTTTATGATTTTCTGTTGCCTGACCTCAAGCAACATCCCTTTCCGAGTAATTCATGTGAAATGACTCAGGATGAAATTAGGCTTTTAATCGAATTACAAAATTCTGAAGAACAAAAAAATCCTGCAATTTTCAGTAGGTATTTAGATTACGATAATGACATCGTAGATATGTTTAAGACTTTTTGTAAGAAAAGATTAAACCAAGATTATGATGAAGAAATTGATGGATTGATTCAAGATTTGGCAGTAGTAATTACAAAATTAAAATTTGCTTATCAAAGACCCAGACCTTTTCAATTAGCACAATATTACAAAGCAAGACTATTCCCAGTTATATCTCTGGTTGCAATATCTCCTTCCTATCCCAGTGGTCATACCATTGAAGCAAGAGTAATGGCAGAACTCATAGGAAGTAGACACCCAGAGCAGTACGAATTTTTAATTCGATTAGCAGACGACATCGCACAAAGTAGATTGTTTTTAGGACTACATTATCCCAGCGATAATGATTTCAGTTTAATAGTAGCAAAAGCAATTTACACATCCAAAGAATTTACAACGAAATATGGACTATGAATTTAATCTGATACCAATCGGTAAGCCCAGAATGACGCAAAGGGACAAGTGGTTAAATCCACCTCGTCCTGAAGTATTAAAATACCGTCTTTCAAAACATGCGATTCAAACTTATGCCCTGATGAACAAATTCGTTTTGGGTCAAACATTAGATGGTACTTTCATTTTGCCCATGCCAAATTCGTGGAGTAAAAAAAAGAAAGTATTAATGTGTGGAAAACCACATTTAGTTAAACCAGATTTAGATAATATCATTAAATTCGTACAAGATTCATTAAAACCAGAAGGCGACCAAATGATTCACACCATAGTGGCAAACAAAATATGGGGTGAGGAAGGTAAAATCATACTTAGACAACATGACAACTCAGCAACAGACTCACCGACACATACAGAACTTATTTAGTGTTTTATCCGATGCACTAAACGACATTGGTGTCATAGCAACTATTAATGTTCTCAGAAAAGGCAGGAATGGAAATCTTGATGAAAGCGATA